TCCATGATGTATCATAGTTAGTGCTACTATTCTTAACTAGTAACTGATTAGTTGTGCCACCAGATGCTACGCCCGGGCCTGTTGCACCGGTGTTGCCTTTAGGACCCTGCGGACCCTGCGGACCTTGACTTGATAGTTCAAGCGCAACATAATCAATACTAGTAGTATGGAGAGCACTACCACCATTACTATGGTCTAAACGTAACCTTACTTGTCCACTATTAATATATGCAGCATCGTCAATAACTTGCAAAGCAAACGCATAATATGCACCCAAACCAGTGTATGTACCAATGTTATCCCAATATTCAATATCAACAGTAGATGTTTGTGAGTCAGTTGATAGTGTAACTATAGAACCTGAACCAGTGCCAGTGCCTACTGTTAATTCACCGGGATTTGGAACAGATAATATGTAGTACGGTGTACCGGCAGTAAGTCCACCAACACTAGTTCCAAATCTAATTATTTGTCCAGTAGCCATACCAGCTGTCGAACTAACAGTTACTATGTTTGTACCTGATGTAGTAGTTACTGTACCTGATGCAAGTGTAAATGATGTATCAAAGTTGTATAGTTGAACATAAATCGTGTGACCGGATGATGCTGTGTAGTTAATATTCATTACTACACGATTGAAGTTGGTAACTCCTAAAAAGTCTACATCAACCAACCAAGCGGGTGCAGAGCCTGTACCATCTGTTAATACATAAACTCCGTCTGGATCTGTGTAATCACCAAATACTTGAATACTATACAAATCACCTGTAACATATACACCATTTGTTTGTGCTATAGAATTAGCAGTGTATGTTACAGTCGATGGAGTGTTATCTACCCAAGTTAAATTACCGAGGCCGTCTGTTGTTAGGATCTGCCCTTCTGCACCGCCGGTGATTGCAACGTTACCAACGTTGCCCAAATCAGATAATCCACTTACACTTAAGTTAGTGGCAATGACATTGGCGTTACCGTCAATGACGGTTGTTTGTGATAAGTCACCTATTGAGTAACCGTCAACAGAATTGAACTTTTTAATTGCCATAATGATTCCGTATGGCCCTTATTAAATTGTTCTATATTGTGCGGTCCAGACCGTGCTGTTACTACTTGTAGGGGTTACTCCAAGGTATAAGTTACTTCCAATAATGTTCACGGCTAGTGTTCCTGTTGCTCCATTTAATAATACTGATCCTGATACTGCATAATCAACGTTTGTACCATCGTGTACGCAATGTACCGTTGCTATACTGTATTTACCCGTTCCACCTGACTGCTCTCCCTTTACATCGAAGATAGCACCACGTGCGCTTGAATAAGCAAATGTAGCAATAGTTTGGTTAGCAGCAATACTTGTAGTAGTTACAGTGGCAGACTTAATGCCACTAGTACCTGCACTACTTACACCGTTTGGATAAACACTAGTGATTGATAAGTTGTCAACTCTAGTATTTGCTAATGTAGTACTACCGGTTACATTCAATGTACCTGCAACGTTAACACCTGTACCAGTTACTGTTACTACGTTTGCAACCCCATTTGAACTGATAGTTACATTACTATTAGCTATAACTGTAATGTTACTGTTACCGTTAGATAAACTACTTGTACTTACTGTAGCCCAATATAATTGACCATTACCATAAGTACTTAAAACTTGTTGACCAGAACCATCACTTGTTGGGTAGCTCAATCCACTAGCAACTAGAGTGTTAATGTTAGCAGTAACGTTAACTTGTAAATTACCAGCGATTGTTAAATTAGTTAATGTACCTAATGTAGTGATGTTAGTCTGTGATGCTGTTAAGATTGTACCGGATACATTACCGATAAACTTCTCAGCTTTGATGTTACCAAACGTACCTGCAACGTCTTCACCTGAATAGCTTGAAACAACAGAATATGCTTCGAACTGACTATTTGCAGTTTTCCAAATGAACGCTTGATTTAATGGGTCGTTGTTTGCATAGTTGTTATGCAAAATCATACCGCGGTCTTTACCGTCGTATGTAGTAGAATTGCCGCCGTTAGCAGCGCCACCCATTTCAATCAATGGATCGTGAATACTTAATGTTGTTACGTTAACATATGTTGTGTTGCCACCAACTGTTAAGTTACCAGCAATCGTTGCATTGCCTTGCAATGTTGCATCGCCACGTGCTGTTAATGTACCAGCAGAGATGTTGTTGCCAGCATACAATGCATCAACGTTAACAACGTTAGCAGTGGTAGTAATTGTAGTCGAACCAATATTGATGTTAGATACATACAAGTTACTCCATGTGTTACCTGCATTACCCAATGTTAACGTGTTGTCTGGACCTGGTACTAAAGATGTAAATACTTTTCCTGATACACCCAAGTTAGCTGCATTTACGTTACCATTAACGTTTGCGTTACCTGTTACAATCAAACTAGATAGTGTACCAACACTTGTAATATTTGGTTGAGCACCAGTAGTCAACACACCTGCAAAATAGTTAGATGTTGTTAAGTTACCTAAGTTAGCGTTACCAGAAAGAACGTTACTTTGTACTGTTAGGTTACCTAGAGTACCAACTTGAGTAATGTTTGGTTGAGCAGCAGTTGTTAATGTACCAGCGATATAGTTTGCAGATACTAAGTTAGCACCGGAAACACTTCCAGTACCTTGTACGCTTAAACTTGTTAGAGCACCAACACTAGTAATATTAGGCTGTGCTGCTGTTGTTAATGTGCCTGTAAAATAATTTGCAGTAGCTACGTTACCCAGGTTAGCATTGGCTGCGTTAATATTACCACTTAGTGTTAATAAGTTTGAAGATTTGTCAAACGTAAATCCAGCAACAGCATTACTGTTACCAGCATCGTTGAATTGAACATATGTGTTGCTACCAGGAGCAGTTATGTTACCAACTATATTACCTACGAAGTTACCTACGAAGTTTGCAGCATTAATGTTGCCAGTGATGTTAGCAGTACCAATAACTTTGAATTCATTAGTAGACGGAGTGAAGGTGAAGTTAGCACTTGCACCAAAGTCATTGGCTAAGTTATATTGAATTTCATAGTTTGCTCCAGCTGCTTGTTGGAAGTCCCATGCAACACCGTTAGCATATAGCAAGTGGTCGGTCTTAACATTACCTGCAGCAAGGTTTGCGGTGAACGTACCAAAGTCAGTAGTAATATCACCGTTTGCTAGGATAATCGTTTCGGGAGTTTCCCCTACTGAAAATCCACCGACCGAGTTAAAGGTTCTAATTGCCATTTTTCTTTTCCTTATTCTTTATAACTTGTTACCATAATCTTGTAGTTTACTAAGTTAGATGTTACTGGGGTAACAGTTAGTAATACATATCCTGCATCATAAGTCACTTTGAAGTCTCCGACCCCTGGACCTAAGTAAGGTACATCAATTGTACCAATCTCGTGGTATCCCACTTCTGTTCCTAAAATACTAGCAAACAATTTGCTTGTCTGTCTATTATTACCAGTTGGATCTGTTGCAATAATAGTATAGTCAATTGAACAAATCGAACTTGCTACTGTTGAATGTAATGTTTGGTCTTGTGATGCACTGTTAGTAGTTCCGAATACAACACTTAATGTACTGAATTCATTTGTACCAGTACCCATAGTGAATCTATTAGTCATAACTTCACCGGTCACTGTTACTACTTGGGTAGCTGAATCAAAAACAAAACCAGCATCAGAACCTGCATTACCTTGGTCATTAAATAGTACCCAAGTGTTTGAACCTGGTACAACTAAATTACCTGAAATGTTTCCGTTGAATGTTCCATTGAAAGTATCAGCGTAGATGTTACCAGTAAAAATTCCATTACCGTTAATTGCAACGTTTCCACCAAATGTGGCATTCTCTGCCGTGATGTTTCCGTTTGCATCTATCACTTGTATCGGTGGTATACCTACTGTATAACCACCTTTTGAATTGAATGGATCTGCTGCCATGTATGGTCCCAAATATTATCTTATATCTTATTTATCATTATTTGAAAATCGTTACCCAACAAAAAAGGCTCCGAAGAGCCTTTTAAGTAAACTTCCCATCCCGAGGGTAAAAAGTTTTTCCAAATTGATTATTGGAATGTTAAGTTAGATACAGCGATCTCACCTAAGTAATCAGCAGCATTACCGAAAGATGATGCAGTGTTAGTTAGTTCGATGTAACCATAACGTGTCATAAATGATACGACTGGTTCGAATGTAGCTGGATCTAGAACAACACCAGAACTCATCAATGGGATGTATGGGCAATAGAATGCCGCTGCATCTGTTTCTGATGAACCTTTGTAACCAACCAATACTGGTTGTGTATCTGGTGCATATGAGTTAACGAACACACGCATTGCGCCGTTCAATGTACCAACAAACTTAGTGTTAGTTGGAGCTTCGAAAGTACCTTCTGTTGTACGTGCAAATGCAGAAGTAGTTGCAGATTGCAATACTGTCAATGCAGCTGGAGAAACAACAGCCCAGTTACCTGCGCCACGACGAGTGCGTTGAGCGATCAAGTTAGCAACACGGTTGATAAGAACAGCCAAAGCAGCGTGTTCATCACCAACGAATGTAGCTGTACCAGATACAGTAGCTTGGTTGTAAGTGTATTCTGTAGTTGCCAATGTAGACAATGACAATAGAATTTCTTGGTCGATTTCAGCAGTGATTTCTTGAGCAAGAGCAGCCATGATTTCTGCTTCAACGTCAATACCGTGTTGTGATTGAGCGTCTTGAGCAGCTTCAAATGTCCAACGTGCTTGCAACTTACGTGACTTAGCTTCAACAGCTTGACGCAAGATTTGTACGCTGATTTGACGACCACCAGCACCTTCTAAACTAGCTGTGCTTGCGCCAGTGTAGTTAGATTGGTTAGCTGTACCTAAACCTGCAGAATATGCCTGAGCAATCTTGAATGGGCTTAGTGCTTCTTCACCTGCTACTACGTCTGTATTAGCTGTTGAAGTGTCATTCAATGTGTTAGCGTAGCGAACACGTAGAGTATGGATTTGACCAACTGGGCCAGTCATAGGTTGAACACCTACCAACTCGTTAGCGATAACTGTTGGCATTACACGACGGATAACCGGTAGAATAACGCGGTTAAGAGTTGCGATGTTACCTGCAGTTGTTGTACCAGCTGAAGATTCAGATAGTAACTGTTTCTTGGTGTTTTCTAAGATAACACCCATTGTTGAGCGGCGAGTACCTTTAAGACCTTCTAACAGGGCTTCTTTAGTCTCATCCCAACGGCTTTCTAATAGAACTTGTGACATTTATATATCTCCTAAATTATGTCTTATTTTATAGCCCTGCCAAGCGTCTAATATCGATCACGTTATCACGTGGTTCGACTTCAACTTGAGTCATGGCAGTTTTATCACCGGTCATAGCTTTTACAGTACCTTCTGAAAGCATAGACTTTTTATTTTCTTTCTTTTCAGTGATATTGTTAAGTACGGCTGGTAGATACTTATCAAAAGCGGCTTGTAGACGAGGTGTCTGGACGCTTTCTAGTAAGTCTTTCATTACTCTTGCTTTTTCTTCATTTAGAGTTCCAAGCAATTCATCCATTGTCTTTGTACGGACATTAGATTCTTTAATGATACGGACTTCACGTTCTTTTGCTTCCACTAATTTCTTAGCTTCGGTCATATATTTTGTAGATTCAGCTAGTTTACGGTTTGCTTCATTAACTTGATTGAGTAACTTACGTGCCTCAGCCTTATCGTTTAGATAAGTACCAGAGTATTCACTTGCAAAACTTTCAAAGATACGGCGACCAAAATCGTTTTCACGTGCAGTCTTGATATCTTCTTTCAACTGGCTCATTTCACCTTTTAGATGTTTAGCTACAGATTCGTTAACTCTCTTAGCACTTTCAGCAACAAACTTGCCTTTCAATGCTTCTAATTGTCTACGACCTTCAGCAACTAACTTAACCTTTGCTTCAACTACTGCTTGTTTGTCTTGAGAGAATTCTTTAATTTCTTTCGCAAGAGCAGAAACAACGAATTGTTCTAGCTTTTGTTGACTTTCAAGTTGTAGCTTGCGCTCTGCACGTAGTTCTTTGATTTCTTCTGATAATTTTGTTACCATGAAATTATTGAACTTAGCTGCATTCTCATGCAACTTGCGCTTTGCAGCAACACGGTCTTCGTTCATTGCTTGTCTTTCAAGATTGAATTCTTCAATCTCTGCTGAAAGACCTTCACTAATCATTTTGTCAAGGGCTTCTACCATAACTGTCTTGTCATGTTCATAACGTTGTGCAAATTCTTCACGTAGTTCTGAACGTACTTGCTCTTTGGCTTCATTAAGTTTAGTTTCCCATGCTTCGTTCAAAGCAGTAGAAGTTTCTTCATTAATAAGACCACTTTCAAGTAATGGTTTGATAGCATCTAACATGCATTTTCCCCTTATTTAATTTTGAGATCCTTGATGAGGCGCATTACTTCCTCTTGCAGGTATCTCTGTACCCTTTTGTCACTCTGAGCATCCTTAGCAATCTCAAGCGTTCTATGACCATGACGCATATTCATCATACCTTCATAGATTGCTTTAGGATAAGCGTTTGGAGCGCTCGGTTGAGCAACAATATCCACAGTGACTATTTCAAAGTCACTAACTTGGCCATTCATATCGTTAACGTTGCCGCTACCTCTACTACTGACTCCGAGTTTGACACCACTCTCCAACATAGTAGCAACTAGTTGCCCCATTGGAGTTGGTAAAATCTTTAGTTTGCCGAAACCGTTAGGACCATCCATCCACATCTGAGTAATCATATGTGATACACGGTCTAAGTTGATTTTTAAATCATCTGGGTGATCGACTTCACCAAGTACTGAG